CAATTATCTAACCACAGTACCTACAAAAGGTTACAATTATCACTGAGCAAAATTTCCCCTGCGGCTATACAGCCACAAGGTACAAAACTCTTGTGTAATTAATAACCGCAGATACTCAGCGTACAACCCAAATATGGGCGGATGCGACTGCAACGCATCCTTTAATGGAAAGCTTATCTTCAATAACCCAGCTGAAAAGCAAATTTATTCAGCTCCGGCATGTCCTAAGGGTAGAGATTCAATCTCTTTTAGACACCCATGGACACCGTTAGGTGCCTAAACCAACACTGGTGATGGCTCACCATTGGAATAATCCAAGGTGGGACAACACAAAAAGTGTAGGCATGTAAAATCGGGACCAGCTGATACTTCTGATTGAAGAGAAATGGCCCCAATGGCATCGGGACCAGCTGCATCAGTCTTTTTCAAAAGAAATTGTAAAAGAACAGATTGAACATCAGTCCCGTCCAAGGATGAACCTGTCAAATAGATTGAAGGGTCAACCAAGGAAAAGTTGTAATTGTTGTAATCAGGGATGTTAAACATCAATGATCCATTAGTACGGGTGTCAGTAATAGCCATACCAGCAATACCATCACGAAAAGCCCAATTCCTATTTAGAAAGTGAGCTTTTGCAGAGGGTGTTGGCAGTGCAGTACCCGCCACAGAATTAATGTAGCGATTTTGTGCACTGCTTGTACTAGTATCAGTGGCTCGCACCACTCGTACATCATCAATAGCATCATAATTGTCGGACGAGGGAGTGACAATATAGTTCACTCCACCTCTATATCCGAGAAACATTCCAGAGATGTAAGCAATATGTGGCATAGTGTTGAAAACATAACCTGTATTTCCAGAAGCAGCAACAATTTTACTTGCCGAAGTACCAACAAACGCTGTAAAATAACCAGGAGTGTATGGCATACGCTTATAAGCCTTTCTGACAATATTGTAGTTGCCATTAAGACCAGTAGGAAATGGTGTGGTTTCGAACACCATAGCTCTGTGCAAAATATTCCTGAGTGATCCAACACACTCACCAAAGTTGAGGGCATATCTCTCTGGAAGTACTTTACTAGGATTACCCACGGTGATTCGCGTGGGTGTTAAATCCGTTGTATCTTGACTTTGAAGTGCGAAGAAACTCGGAACAATGTTGGCAGAATCAGGCCCAATATGGCCTGCAGGATTGGCAAACTCAAAGTTGTCCCCGCCACGGACAAAAAAGAGCAAATACAAAGAGCCAGAAGCTGGAGCTGTCAAAGTATTTAAAACACGAACCGTGAAAATGCCATTATCAACACCAGGGCGCTGAACAAGAGCATTGCCAGCAGTCCAATTATCTTGAATAGTTTGATCATGTTTGAGCCAACCCGTATCTTGATGGTAAGGAATAACAAATTCTATGTCATCCTTTTCACCAATATCGATGATTTGAGTGTACACGGTGTTTTCCTCAGGATCGACAGCAGCAATATTTCCACGGGGATCATAACTAATTTTAAGTCTACCTTTATGGAATTTAGTACATACTATCTTCACTCTGACAATAATGTCACCCCTCCAGTGTTTGAACATACCACCAATATAGGAAAGTGGTGTGTGATATACACGCTTTCCCACAGCTACAGCTGATTGATTTGGAATGTCAACAAAATCCCATAGAGATGGTGAGACGCGCATGTTGAAAAGCTCAGTACCAGTTGTGTCAGTTGTGCTCCAATTGACAACTGCAAAGTTGCTCTCCTTGGTTTTAAGATATGCTAATGATAATTCATCAGCACTTCCAATACCATGAGGAGAGGGGTCAATAGACAGCTCTTGTTTTGGATCCAAAGTCAATTTTTGGATAGGTGTGCCTATGTGTGCAGACGCCAACATGGGCGCATTCATTGGGTGCAAAGCTTTGACATCCTCAATAACAGGAACATTTGTGTACCCAAATAATGAGGCAATAGAAGACATTGCTGAAGCTCCAATTTCTGTGGCCCTTGCAAATCTTCCAATAAGAGGGATAGAACTCAGCCTTGCAGCAACGGCCGCCACGGCCGAAGCTGGAGCTGATACCATTCCTTCACCATATTCATCACCTTGCAAAGCAAACTTTGATGTCGCTCCCATGAGCTGCACATCAGTCATCCATGCGTATGTACGTACAGTGACGCTGGTGGAACCACCTGTAACAGCAACAGCCAATGGTGCAAAAATGAAGAAATTTAATGTTCCCATATTTTGCACTTCAGTTGCTGAGGTAATATCCATCCAATTCTTGTGCAAAAAGAAACGTAGGGGCATTTCCCCTCCCGAATTGGACTGGGGGTATAGGAAGAAGCCTGGTTGCTGGGAGTAAGGAACTCCTAAAGCAACATCAGTGACAGTATTTGTCCTGATCTTATCTCCGACCCATCCCAACAGGGGGGAATAGCATGCACGCATAGCACCATATTGAAATGGTGTACCATTGATGAGGACCTTAATATGAAGGTTTCCACGCAAAAATGCGTAATTTTCAATTTTCTTTTTGATAGGTGTGCTATTCAAGAAATTATACCATGGTTTAATGGTTTTCTTCACACCTGGCAAATCTCCTGTAGACCACGTGAAAGTGTCGATAAGTGTGGGACGAGCAAGGAATGAACCCAAACTTAAATCATCCGTATTATCGACAAGTGCTACACTGTTTCCAGAAGATGGCAAATTCACATACACACCACCAGCGTTATCAACGAAAGTAACAGTTTCACTGATTTCTTCCGTTTCCAAGACACCAGTGGTGGATTCTACAGCTTCAGGAGCGACCAGCTCCTCAGCTTGAATGTTAAACGATTGTGGACTAATAATTTCATCTGGACCACATGATGAAATATTTCCAGTACTTTGAGTGACTGGAATCAACTCTTGCTCACGTACTTTCTGAGCCGAATCTTGATTGTTGCATGACGATTTGTTAACACAATGAGACCTGCCAAGACCACATTGTGTGGCTGAGACTAATTTCCCCGACGCCTCCCAGAACCGATCTTTCAGTTCGTCCCAACCGGGGAGTGTCGTTTCTGTCACATAGTAACAGTAGGGTTCACACAATAATAACTCTTGAAAGAATTTATGATGTCTCTCAAAAGTAGCTTGACCATAGAAAAAATATTCAGAATTTGCTGATGATAAAACGTCAACAGTCTGTTTATATTTATCGATGGTCCCGGAAGGAATCCAAGTGGTTAAACTCTTGTGTATAGATTCTTCCTCTAGGGGTGCTAAATATGCCCCCACTTCATCATCAAATCTCCACGTCCGCTTAAGAAAAGAACATTGGTTGATGTTTATGTAAGGTATGGATTCAGCACCCTTGTCTGCCATAGTGTATTCCACACCAATCTCAGAAAGAGTTTCTTGAATAGTGGTGTGATTGAACCACGGCACATCTCCGGATACACCCATAATGTTGTCATCTCCATAGGTGAAAAGTTTCACATGCTTTTGAAATGATAATGAACTATTACAGTTCTGATCACTCAGCCTAATAAAAGCATAACGCATATACAAACTATTAACTAACGAATTTATAACAACAGTAAGAGGGTGACCTGAAGGATTAGTACCATAAAATTCTACTAGATCACCGTTCATATTGACCACTGGGAAAGCTGTATCGCAAGCAATGCCGCGTAGTATCTTTAATTCAGATTCATCAAAACCTGCTTTGGCATGGAGTTCTATGATAATGTCGAAAGCCATAAGAATGAAGTCTCCAATCATACGCTTGTCAAACTTGGCATAATCTCCTGCAACCATGCGTTCAGAACCAAATTGTGTCAAATAATCATAGATGTTTGTCCACTCCATGGATTGGACTACAACACCAGGTCCTGCTTCGAAAACAAATTTATTCTTTTGAAGTAGTCGCACAAAGCTGAGTAAGTGTTTTCGCACTACTAAACTAAATGGAACACTCGAACCCGTGAAGACTCGCGTCTTCTTGGCCTCGCATTTTGCTAGGGGTGTTGGTTCATCTTTCAGATGACCAGTAAATACTGGCATAGCACGCTGACCACTTGCATACAGCTCCTCAATTTTGTTGGCTTCATCCCATATTTCAGGAACGAAATCCACACCTTCAGGATACAATTCACAAGGATCGGGTACCAGATATTTCTTTTTAGTTGTATTCCATGGATGACCCATGGATGAATTACAATTGATACGATCAATGAACTTAACACCAGGTAATCCGTTAACTGTTGCTTTGCGAGAAAGAAAAACTAATTCTCCTTCCCATTCTTTAGGTAGAGAATCTAATATCTCGGAGAAAAACATGTCACGCGCTTTGCGTAAAACATCTCTGTCATAATTAACTGTAGGTTGAACCATTTCAATGACATTTTTCCTCCAGGGTTCCCAACCATCCATGGCTGTTTGCCATGCTTGACAACAGTCTTAAAATGTTCAAGAACTTTTTTGCAAATAGGTGTTCGAATAACACGACTCTTATGTTTGGGCCTAAATCCTGGAAAACTTCCATAAATTCGGGCTGTACCATTTGGCAAGTATCGAAACAAGCTCTTGTGATGTGGTGTCACTAGTTGAACATCACCATTGAGTGATATCACTGGTTCACCTCCACCGCTCGCGTGTTTAATAGCAGTGGATTTACAAAGGAATTCACTCAAACATTCCCTAGTGACATGAGGGAACCCACACATATTATTATAACCAACAGTGTGGATACCCATGATCACAGGACCACGTGGAGTAATAGCTACACCAAGTGACCCACAATCACCAGGTTGAGTGAGTTCTTCACCTTTCCCCATGTACATGGGAGTGCTAATATTTAAAGCCTCTATAGGAAATTGATTGATATGATTAACGCCGAAAACATTCTGGTAGACGACACGTCCATCAATATTCCTTTTAAGACTCACCATGCGCGAAACAGGCATGGTATCAGTATTCCAAAATTTGGTGATGTCTTTATATGGAGGCATGGATAATACTTGAAACCCTGCTAGATCTCGCTCTGGAAGAAAGCTTATATCACTTCTCTTGATAGTGATTATGTGATTTGAGCTCAATCCTTGCTTGATCATATTCTGAATCTCAATGCGATAACGTGCTCCATTCTTGTAGACATGACCATTAGTCAACAAAGTTTGACCGCGAACAAACACACCGCCTGTGCGGCATGAATAATTGCAGTCCAAAGCTGTAATGTGGACACGCACACAATTATGTGCAAATAGGTCTCGTATTTGAGTTTCAGACATTGAGGCATTACTGAGAGAAGCTGGGGGAACATCGAAAGTACTCAATTCCATAATAGGATCATACCATACATTCGATGTTGTCTCAGTCTCCAAATCTAACTCAGTAGTGCTGAGCTTGTTTCCCTGTGGACTCATCTTGCAATACTCTTCATTCTTTTTTGGTCGAGAGTACATGTACAAAACGATGCCCATCGCTGACAAACTTAAAAGAGCATATTTATACTCTTTGGGTATGGGTGCGCCATTCAATATTGCGTAAATCTGTATTTGAATCCTCGTGCTTAGCATATTGCTGAACTTAGCAATGCAACGCCGCGCAAACCGCACGCGTGCAACAAACTTCACATAGGAC